ATCATGGACAACACAGTCCTCTTCTACGTGAACCAGCGTGCCGCCTCAGGCACGTATCAAAACCTCGGGGTGACCGATAAATCCAAGCCGGATTTTCGCTCCGTGGGTCTCTCGCCGATGTCCCCGAGCAGAGACCCATTTTCCGCGTCGGGCCGGTAAAGTGCCGTGAGCGTGATCTGACCGATCGCGTTTACGTGTACAACAACCAGTTCGTCGTGTTAAGTGGGGGCCAATACTTCCTCAATGGCCAACTCTGCTTCCCTCCTGGAGAACAAAAAGAAGACGGTGCTTATCGCACCATGTTTGGTCCTTCTGTCTCCCACAATGGTGTAGTCTATTGCAACTGCAACAATTGTGTCTCCCTCGCTTTCCGCCGCCTCACTTCTGTGCGGAAGCCAGAGGAGAAGGGGTTAGACCAACTACTCACAATCAATCAGAACATCTTCGTCCTCACTCATCAGTGGTGGTTCGATCGCTTAAGGAACCTTTATGAGCCCTACTTTCAGGAGTACGACTCTATGGAGGAATCCGCGCGATTGCACCATGCCGACCCGCACGCTAAACGTCTACTTCGCGTGCAGGCCTGGAAGGAATTGCAAGAGGCTGGTGATGAACCTACACGTCTCTGGCTTACCAAAGTCTGGTACAAATTGAAATCTGACGAGATCGCCAAACCCGGCAAGGTCCCCCGCATGATCGGGGATCTCGGGGTTGCAGCATCCCTACAAGGTTTTTACTTGACCAAGCTCCTCAAGGAAGCCCAGAGTTCCGAACCCATCTTAATCAACGGTGGCCGGATGGAATTCATCTCCACACCGAACCCCTGGAAGTTGGAACGCGTCTTCACGCGCCTCCTATCACCTGAAGGGCGGTTCTACTTTGCCTACTTCTCCGACGATTCATGCCTTTCACTTCGCATCGGATCTCGGACCCTCACCTTTAATTTGGACATCTCCAAGTGTGACGCCTCCCATGGACCAGCTGCTTTCGACAGTTACTCCACGCTCTTCCCGACAGCCATTCAAGATGACGCCCTGCGGCTCATCGAACAGTGCCGTCTTCCAATAGAGATCAGGTCGCGTGCAGGTAAGGAAAAGGTCATACTTTTACCCAAGGGCCCCAAGTTATACTCGGGGTCTACATTGACCACAGGCATAAACAACAACGCTAACACTACCATCGCTCTCTCCATCTCTGAACACCACTTTGATCCTGATAGCACGGTAGCAGAAGTGGAGGCTGGCATCATCGCCGCCTCTGCTAAAGCTGGTTACCTACTCTCCGTCGAGTACTGCCCTAAACCCGAGGACATTCAATTCCTCAAGAACTCTCCCGTCTACGATGTGGAAGGTGTCCTACGACCCCTCCTTAACATTGGCGTGCTACTTCGAGCTTCCGGCTCATGTAAGGGAGATCTACCGGGTAAAGGCGACCTTCAAGTCCGTGCCAAGGACTTTCAAGCTGCCATCATCCATGGAATGTACCCCCGGGTGCGTTTCCCTTTGGTGGACGCCATGAAAAGCGCTGTTGGGTGCAAACCCTCTACAATTTCCCTCGACCGTGTGACTCGAGAGCACCAGTACAAGGTGGAGTCTGATCCCACGTATCCCCTGTTTTCCGTCAGTTCGGCGTCGGTTTACAGAAGATACAATCTCCCACCTTTAGCTCAAGCCGAGCTAGCTGACTTCTCTCAACTGTCAACCGGTTACCACCTGTCTTGCTCCGCTGTCGACCTGATCCTTGCCAAAGATTACGGTCTCAGCAGACTCGACTCGTAAGTGATGATTGTGAACAATCCTAGACACTCATTCTCTAGTCGGTGCCCCGCGGCACCAAGGTCCTTCCCGTTTTGCGGGTGTTAGTGGC